TTCAATGTAGAAAAGACGGAAACCTAATAAGAGATTTAGTGCCTTGTTACAGAAAGAGTGATAATGTTATCGGAATGTATGATTTAATTGATGATGAATTTTTAACAAAACTAAACGGAAACGATTTCACAAAGGGCAATGATGTAAATTAAAAGGAGATTATATGTTAGCAAAATATATAAACAACAAGAGAATAGAACGATACAAAGGCTATATAATAATAGACGGAACTACATACGCAAACAACGAAGAAAAGGCTAGAGAAGTAGGCTTTAAGACATTATCAGTAGACGAACAACCTACATACAATGAACAGACTGAATGGCTTGACTACGAGTACATTGACGGAGATGTGATAACGAAGAAGTGGGTTGTGAGAGAGATAGAGAGCGAGGAATAGTTATGCCACCTGATGTAGAAGATTTAACATGGTACAAGTTTTATTTTATTGATTTAGAAGATGATAAAAAGGAAGAATCGGATGATACTAGATAAACCCTGCAGAACACGAGTAGTAATTCTTGGAGAAGTATGGGACATAGTGCTTGAAACAAAGAACCCTAAATTTGTATGTTGTGATGGATACACAGACACCAGCACTAAAGAAATGCATATAGCACTTTTAGATCCTAACGACGAAGACTTCATGAAAGACGACCAAGTAAAGTACAGAAAGCTTTGTATAAGACACGAAATACTCCATGCGTACCTTTATGAATCCGGTCTTGAAGGTAATGCTCACATAAACGATGGGCCTTGGGCACAGAACGAAGAAATGATTGATTGGATTGCTATTCAGTTTGATAAGATTAAAAAGACTTATGAAAGCCTAGATATATAAAAAAAGAGCGACCATTACAGTCGCCCTTATCCAATGCATAGCGCATTAGACTACCCACGCAAGATTATTCTATCACGAAATATGATTATTTGCAAGGGGAGAGCAATATGGCTAACGAGCAAAATTTAAAACATTTTACAAGTGAACAAAGCCGTGAAGAAGCCGTGAAAAACGGAAGAAAGGGTGGTATTGCTAGTGGAGAGAGCAAACGCAAGCGCAAACTACTTAAAGAGCACCTAGAATTATTGCTTGAAACTAAAATACAAACAAGCGATGGTGAGATTACAAAGTCAGAGGCCATCACACTCAAACTAATCGAGCAAGCACTCAAAGGTAATGTCAAAGCATACAAACTAATTCGAGATACACTAGGGGAAGCACCTATACAAAAAATTCAAACAAGCGAGGTTGACCCTGCAACAGTAAAAGAATTGGAGGCAATGATTGAAGAAGAATTCAGCACTATGGCTGATAAGAAAGCCGAGTAAGTTTGCTAACGCAGTAGGCTTTGACAAACTAGGTGAACTTCATAACGGATGGATCAGGGATATGTTTTCAGCAAAAGAAGACAAAACCCTCCAAGCACACCGTAACGCGTTTAAGACAACATGCGTGGCCATTGCCCTTGTAATGCTTATTATTTTAAAACCAAATGACAGAACGCTGTTCTTGAGAAAGACTGATGATGACATCAAAGAAATCATAGCACAGGTTAAAAAGATACTAGAGCATCCACTAACAAGACAGTTGGTAAGAGAGATACACAACATAGAGCTAGAACTAACAACCGATAACGCGACAGAGATATCAACCAATTTGTGTACAGACACAAGAGGATCTAGTCAGTTAGTAGGAATGGGAATCAAGGCATCACTAACCGGTAAGCACTACGACCATATATTCACAGACGATATCGTAACGCTAAAGGACAGAATGTCAAAAGCCGATAGAGATGCAACCAAGACAGCCTACCAAGAACTACAAAACCTAAAGACAGACAAGGGCCGTATATACAATACTGGTACACCGTGGCACCAAGACGATGCATTCACACTAATGCCGGAGCCTGAAAGATGGGATTGCTATTCAACAGGCATAATGAGTGACGAGGCCATCCAAGAAAAGAAAGATACAATGACAGCGTCAAGGTTTGCTGTCAACTACGAGTTAAAGCATATAGCAAGTGAGAACATCATATTTGCTAACGCACAACTAGGAGAAGACGCACAACTAATCACTAACGGCAAGATGCATATTGACGCAGGCTATGACGGTGAAGACTGGACGGCCGTATCAATCATAAACAGAATAAGTGGCAAGTATTATGTACTAGGTAAATGTTGGACCAAGCATGTGATAGATTGCTACGATGACATAATCAAACTATACAGAGAGCACTTATGTGGCAGAATATATTTAGAGAAGAACGCAGACAAAGGAATGGTAGCGCGTGATCTAAAAGCATTCGGACTACGCACTAGACCATATCACGAGTCCATGAACAAACATATAAAGATTACAACATACCTAAAGGCCACATGGCCTAATGTTTATTTTGTGGAGGGGACAGACGATGACTTCGTACAGCAGATACTTGACTACAACGAAAACGCAGAACACGACGACTGCCCTGACACAGTAGCATCTAACATCAGAGAGGTTTACTTTAAGAAAGACAAAGAGGGATACATTGACCCTATAATAGCAGATTTAAAAGGAGTAATGGGATGAATAACCTAATCAACTTAATCAAGAAAGAATACGAAACACCGGTCAGCGATAACATGATCAGCAACATTGAAGAATGGGAAGATATGTATTGCGACAATCCACATTGGGAGTGTGAATCAACTCTAGGAACACCTCAAACAATATGTCAAACTCTTTCATCACAGATACTAACCGAGGCAAAGATAGAAGTAGTCGGTGAAAGCGAGAAGGCTATATTTGTAAGAGAGCAGATAGAGAAACACCTACTCCCAAGACTAAAGGAACAGCTCGAAAAAGGAATGGCTGTTGGTGGTATAGTGTTCAGGCCTTATATCTCAAACGGTGGAATCAACATTGACTTTTGCAGACAAGGACAGTTTTTAATTTTAGCGTTCGATGATGACGGCAATGTAACTGATATTGCATTCGGTGAGCAGATACAAAACGGCAAGGTCACATACACAAGAGTAGAGCGACAAACACTAGATGGCGACAATGTCATTATTGAGAACAAAGCCTATAAAGGCAAAGGCAGAAATCTTGGTAGAGAGATACCACTATCAACAGTTGACAAGTGGGCAGACATTGACCCTAAAGTAGTGCAAGAAGGAATCGAGGGCACTTGCTTTGGATATTATCGAACACCACTCGCTAATAATATTGACATAGACAGTCCTGTAGGTATTTCGATATTCAGTCCGGCAAAGGCCTTGATTAGAAAAGTCGATGAACAGTTTGACCGTCTTGATTGGGAGTACGAAGGAGGACAACTAGCCGTTGATGTATCGGAAGACGCAATCCTACCTCAAAGCGAATTAACTGACCAAATAAAAGTAGAGCAAACAAAGAAACGCTTGTATCGCAAGCTGGACTTTCAAGACATTGATACATGGAAAGCATATAACCCTAGCTTGAGGGACAGCAACTATAACGAAGGCCTCGATAATTACCTAATGCGAATCGAAGATAAAATCGGAATGGAGCGAGGAGCGTTGTCAAAGGTTGATAGTGTAGCTCGAACAGCAACAGAGATTATAACTTTAAAAGAGCGCAGATACCACACGCTAGTTGATAACCAAGAAGCACTAGAAAACGCACTACAGGATATGTTCAAGGCTGTAAGTTATTTGGCCGAGAAATACTACGATGTAGAGGGTAACTGCAAGTTGGTGATTAATTGGAACGACAGCATACTTGAAGATTACCAAACAGAGCTAGACAGACATCAGCAACGAATTGACATGGGCATTGAAGATAAGATTGAAGCTAGAATGTGGGCGTTCGGTGAAGACAGAGAAACAGCCGAGAAAGCACTCGAGGATATGGACGCATTAACGGATATATACAATGATTTAGAAAGTATGGGAGAACCGGTTGAATAATGGCAAGTGATAAGCTAACCAAAAAAGCATATAAGATAGCAAATATCTATGAACAGGCTAATTTGTATTTTATCACTACTCTTGCTGAACAAGTTGCAGACATTGAGAATGGCGACTTTGACATAATGGATCAGCAATTCAAAACACAAGTCAACCTAAACTCCATCAAGAAAGAATTTAGAAAAGCCGGATCTAAAACAGTTAAACAAACAAACGCACTCATAACTAAAGAAGGACGCAAGGCATATAAAGAAATGGCAAAGTTTTATAAGGCCAAGAATGTAGTTCAGTTGCCGTTTAATAAGAACAGGCGAATTTTAAATCAATTAGTGGCGATAGAAAAGATAACCGATGGAAGTTTTAGAAACCTATCGAATACATCAGCAATTGATGTGAGATACAAACGCTGTATTGATAAAGCGATAATGGCCGTTCATAGTGGAGCGTCAAACTACCAAGACGCAATCAACCAAGCAATAAGAGAAGCAACTAAGCTAGGACCAAAGGTTGAATATGCCGGTGGTAGATCAAGACGAATTGACACAGCCGTTAGAATGAATGTGCTTGATGGCGTAAGACAAATGCAGATACAGGTTGACAAGATAACCGGTGAGGAGTTTGGGGCAGACGCAATTGAAATAGACGCACACGGTCTATGCGCTAAAGACCATCAGGATATACAAGGCAGAATATTCACACCTAAACAATATCAAAAATGGGTGGTAGAGCGAAAAGGCATACGACAGATAGGAACTAATAACTGTCAGCATAGAATAAAACCTATTGTCAAAGGCGTAAGTAAACCAACATACTCACAAGAGCAACTAGACGAAATGAAAAAGTTTACCGAAGAACCAATCAAAGAGCTTGGAGGTATGAACCGAAGGGATGCGTCAAACAAAATGCGACAACTAGAAACAAGAGTACGCGAGGACAAAGAGCAACTAACCCAAGCACAAACACGGTTTAATAAAACCAACAACCCTAAAGATAAAAAAGAAGTAGAACGCTATGAGCGTAAGATAAACAAAACTCAAAATGGCTATAGGGAACTTTGTAAGAAGGCAGATCTAAAACCTCAATGGTACAGAATGGACATTCAATAATGACAAAGTTCCTAAAAAGTGATATAATGCAACCGAACTCAATAGTGTGGAAACGCACTTAAAATAGATTTTAGGAGGGAAGTAACATGAAGAATATTTTTGCAATTTTAAAAGACTTTGGAATTGAGGTAGAGGAAGACAAGAGAAAGGACTTGGAGAAGTCAGTAAATGAAAACTACAAGACCATCAACGAGTACGACTCTATCAAAGAAAACAATCAAAAACTCAAAGACGATTTAAAGGCAAGAGATGAAGACATTGAAGATTTAACCAAGAAGCTTGACGATGCAGGAGAGGACAAAGAAAAACTCAACAAGGTCCAAGAAGAACTAGAGGCTAACAAGAAGAAGTACAAAGAAAAAACTAAAGAGTACGAAGAAGGCCTCAAGAAACAGAAATACGAATTTGCTGTAAAGGAACAAGTGAGCAAACTTAACTTCTCAAGCAACGCAGGCAAAAAAGCCTTCACTCAAGACTTAATCGAAAAGGATTTGAAGTTAGACGAAAACGGCAACCTAATGGGATTTGAAGATTTTGTCAAAGATTACAAAGACAAAGACGCAGGAGTATTCGCTAAAGAAAGCAAGGCCGGTAACTTTGGTGGCAAGTCAAACGGTGGAACATCTAGAATGACAAAAGAAGAAATCTTAAAGATTGAAGACCGAGCACAAAGACAGCAGGCCATTGCTGACAATATTGAATTATTTAATTTAACGGAGGAGTAAAAAATGGCAGTAGCAAAAGCAAACACAGCAACAAGTACAACACTAGCAAATGTAACAGCTAGAAAGATTGACTTTGCTTCACAGTTTTCTAATGAGTTTCTTGCTCTTATGGGATTACTAGATGTAGCAAGACCTATTAAGAAAGAGAGTGGCACAGAGTTAAGAATGGTCAAAGTAGCAGTTGACCTAGAAGATAGCGTAGCAGAGGGAGAGATTATCCCATACAGCGAATTAGAATTTGATGAAGTAACAGCAGACCCTATCACACTTGAGAAATACTCAAAGGGCGTAACAGCTGAAGCAATCAATAACTATGGTTATGAAACAGCAGTTGATAAGAGTGATCAGGAACTACTCGCAGAAATTACAGGCGAGATTACTAACAACCTTTATGGTGCGTTAGTTACAGAGTCAGCTATTACAGCAACAGCAACAGGCCTACAGGCACAGTTAGCAAAGGCACAGGGTAAGGTTCGCTCATACTTTGAGTCAATCCATAAAGGAATCACAGGAACAGTAGCATGGGTAAACACAGAAGACTTCTATGATTATCTAGGCGATGCTCCACTTTCAGTACAGACAGCATTCGGAATGACATACATCCAAAACTTCTTGGGCTATGATGTAATCTTTGTAACATCACAGGTAACAAGTGGAGAAGTATGGGCAACAGCACTTAATAACCTTAATGTATATTACATTGACCCTGCAGACAGTGCATTTGCACAGGCAGGCCTTGTTTATGTAACAGACGATACAGGATTTATCGGCGTACAGATTAAGGGTAACTACGAAACAGCAGTAAGTGAAACTTATGCTATTACAGGTGCTAAATTGTATCCTGAATACGCAGATGGAATCGCTGTAGTATCTACACCCTAGTCCATCGACACTAGATGTGTCGGCCGACACACAAATTGGCGTAAACGATGACCTACTAGGTAAGAAGGTAGGCGACCTACAACAGAATGTAGCCGTAAGTGGCACTAATGTAACAGGTGAAAGTTTTTATGTAGAAGGATACACAGGCTATAGTGGAGATGCAGAACTACAGGAAGGTAACTACTTGGCTCTTCACTTTGAGGCAACAGACCCTGAAGCAACACTATCAGTTGAACTAATCGGTGGAGCGACAGAGGGTAACCCTCGCGAACTTGATAGCGACGGATATGTTGTATTCAGAATTACATCTACATCACAGAAACCTAAAATTCATGCAACTAAAGGCACAAACACAGTAAGCAAAGAGTATAGTTTAACAGGCCTAACACTTGATGCTAAACAGTAGGAGGATTATATGGCAATTTCAGTAGATGAAGGCAAAAAGAAGAAACGCAAAAAAGGAACGAAGAAATAAATATGATAGGAGGAGGGTATCATGCAAGAACTGACCTATGAAGAATATAGAGAACACGGAGGTACAAGCGACCATGATGCCTTTCTCTTGTTGCGAACGGATTGCGAGGCAGAACTAGAAAGACAGACATTCGGACGCATTGATGAGTTAGATGACAAGATCATAAGATGTATGGTAGTGATTATGGATGAAGTGCTTGCCGACAAGGAGAACGAAGGCTTGACTTCATACGGCAATGGATTTGAAACATTCGGATTTGGTGATGGACAAACTGTTCAAGGCAAACAGAAACGAATCCGTGAGATTTGTCTTAAATACCTACCTAAAGAACTTACATATAGAGGTGCGAAATGCTAATAACAATAGCAAACAAACTAAAACGGAATGACAGTTCAACCGGACTTGATGTGTGGTACAAAACCTATGTAAATGCACAGAAACAATCAACAAAGGTTCAAACAGTAGTTGGAACAGAAGTATCAATGGGCAACTCTCACACAATTTTAATTCCTTTTAGTGACAAGTTCGTACACTACAAAGAATGGGTAGATGGAAACAAAGACGAAACCTACACTATGAGTCAAGATGATGTAATATTCTTTGACAAGGTAGAAGAAGAAATCACACCTACATCAATTGTTCAGTTAAAGAAAACTTATGAACATTGCACGGTCCGAAGTGTAGAAGAACGCGAGAAGAAACACGGTGCTAGAATTCAATTAAGAGTAAGTGGAGTATGAGAGTAACAATAGAGTTCGAAGGAGTAAGAGCTAAAATCAAGAAAATCGCTCACAACGATAAAGTCGGATACTTTATGGCTAGCGAGGCAGAACGATTAATGAGCCCTTATGTTCCAATGGACACCGGTATGCTATACCAAAACACAGTAATCGAACCGTGGAAAGTTACATACACTCAAAACTACGCAAGTCGTGTCTACAAAGGCGACAGGATGAATTTTAACAAAGAGAAGCACCCACTCGCTACTTCGCATTGGGATGTAGCTATGAAAGCGTCACGAGGATATGAACTCGCAAATTCAGTAACACAGTATTTAAAAAGACTATGAACAGATTTAAAGCAATTCTTGATTGGCTAAAAGGCTATGATCTAAAATACAAATGGATAGACTTTAATGTAATACCGGTCAATGTTGGTAACATGGCCGTTAGTTCCGTTAGTTCGGAAAGAGAAGTCGCGTCTTATATCAACGGTCAAAGGCTAGTTGATTTGACATTTGCTATTGTTTTAGTTTGTGATTATTCCACAGGCACAGGCGATACAAACATTGACGCAATGACCGACTATCTAAACCTAATGGCTTGGATAGAGGAGCAAGACGCACAAGGCAATTATCCTGACATTGATGATAGTGTGCATTACATTAAGTCGTTGCAACTTGCACCAATTGTAACAGCAGACCAAGGCCTAGAAAAAGCCATCTATCAAGGACAATTCACAATGAGATACTTGGAGGAGAAAAAATGAGTTATATTACAAAAAATAATGTAGTTCCATGTCTTGATGTTAACAAAAGTTTGGATTACTCAAACTGTGACTGGACACCAATTGACCTATCAGAGATTTTTGAGTTGACAATCGGCGAAGTTGAAACAGAGAGAAACTTCATTTGTTTTGCAAATCCATCAACAGATGTAACGGGCAACGATGTAGAACTACCACAAGAAATCATCATGGATAAAGACAATCCAATGTACCAATTTATTATTGCACAAATTAAGAGCTTACCAATTGGCTCGGATTGTCATGTACCTTGTATGATTTGCTTCCCTGATGATACAGACGGAACATTTAAAACGGGAGCAGATGCATGGAGATATATCGCTACACTTACAGGTAAAGTTCTTAATACACCTGATCAGAAAGCGTCATTTACAATAAAGAAGTACAGCGACATTGAGGAAGGTACTTATGAAGTAAGTGAGAGTCAGGGTGCTAAGACTATAACATTTATACCCAGCAACAGCTCTCAAGGTTAGTCCTAAATCTTTGACAATCGAAGAGGGCGAAAGTGGAGTAGCAACTATCAGT